TTAGCATTAATACTGTTTCCTGAACTATATCTGTTTTATTAATATCTTCTAGTGGTAGTCTGCTAACTAAATTTAGTAGCCTTTTTTTCTCTGGTTTTATTTTATTAAATTCCTTAAATATCTGATCAATAATAGGCTTATCATAGAATACCTTTGACATTCCCAATATAATTACTAATAATACTGTAATTATAATAGTTGGTTAAACTTACTAATTATAAATCAATTTTTTTGGTATTTTTTCAATAATTCTAATATTTCAATAAATCTTCCTTCAACAGCAATCGTTAGTGCTGTGTACCCAATACAATTTTGTATATTGATATCAACATCTCTATGTTCCAGCAATAATTTAACTATTTCAATACAATTACAAGAAGATGCATATGTTAATGCTGTAGATTCATACTTATCTTGTTTATTTATATCAATATCTCTATGTTCCAGCAATAATTTAACTATTTCAATACACTTATAATAAGATGCATATGTTAATGCTGTACTCCCATCTTTATCTTGTTTATTAATATCTTCTGGTGGTAATCTACGAACTAAATTTATTAGCTTATCTTGGTCTGATTTATATCCTTTATTATTAAACTCCTCAAATATCTGATCAATTATAGGCTTATCATAGAATACCTTTGACATTCCCAATATAATTACTAATAATATTGTAATTATAATAGTTGGTTAAACTTACTAATTATAAATCAATTTTATTTCTTAACAACTTAACTATTTTTGCATGATTATATAACAATGCCATCTTTATTGGTGTACATCCATATTTGTTACATATATTAATATCAATATCCTTATGTCCTAGTAACAATCTAACAACTTCAGTATAGCCTTTTTGAGATGCATATATTAATGCTGTATTTCCGTCATAATTTTGTGCATTAACATCAATATCTTTATGATCCAATAATAATTTCATTATATCAACATAATTATTTCTTGATGCACACATTAACGCTGTCCACTTATTTGAACAGATATTAATATTAATATCTTTATGTTCCAATAATAATTTAACTATATCTATATGTCCACATTCTGATGCATTTATTAGTGCAACTAATCCATTATTATCTGGTATATTTATATCAATACCTTCCTTTCCTAACAATAACTTAACTATTTTAGTATTACCATTAAAAGATGCTCTTGTTAATGCTGTTTCTCCAAACTCATCTTGTATGTTTACATCAATACCTTCCTTTCCTAACAATAATTTAGCCACTTTAATATAACCATATCTTACAGAATGTATCAGTGCTGTACAATTATTATTATCTTGTGCATTAATATCATCTAATGGTAATTTTTCAACTAAATTTATTAACTTGCTTTGATTTGGCTCTTCTTTATTGAATTCATCTAGTATTCTACTAATTACCTGTATCGGCATACAATAAAATATTTTTGGCATATATTTGATATAATTACTCGTAATGTTGTAATCATATTAACCAATTAACTTTATAATTATAAAATCAATTTTTTAGTTGTTCAGTAGAATCAGTATAAACCATATATCCACAAAAAACATAATTTGTATATATGATTATATATGAGTAATGCCGGAATGATCACAAAAATATGGGGACCCGGTTGTTGGATTAGTAATCATTGCATTACTTTTGGATACCCAACTAATCCCACAGAAAATGATAAAAAAAACTATATAGATTTTTTTAGGTTATTAGGAGATGTTTTACCTTGCAAATATTGCAGAGATTCATATAAACAATTTATTAATGAAGATGATACCAAATTAACAATGGATGTTATGGAAAATAGGGATAAGCTAACTAAATGGTTTTATGATATTCATAATAAAGTTAATCAGAAATTAGGAGTTGATTATGGGATAACATATGATGATGTTGTCAAAAAATATGAAGCTTTTAGAGCCACTTGTAATACAGGTAAAAATGCTAAAGGATGTGTAAAACCATTACGAGGAGATTCATATAAAATTGCAAATTATAAGGAATGCCATATAATACCTATTGATACAGTTAAAAAATATGTAAGATATGCACGGAAACGAAATTTACCTGAAATAGATTTTTTATTCCTTGCTAAATATAACAGCAATAAAAAATTAAGAGAAAAAAAATGTGATGCTAATTGTACTGAATGGATAAATAGAAATGCAGAATGCAGGAAAATAATAGATTATATGAGGATAAATAATATACCATCACTTGAAACAGATGGAGAATATAAAGGATTACCAACATATTATGAGTTGCAATTAATACTTCGTATGTGCTCAAATATGAATAATGATGAATTGCTAAATGTAGCAAAAAAATTGTAGTATATTACTATGTGCAATTACTACATTTTTTACATATAAATATATCTGGATTATTTTCATCTACATACATCCATTTTATCTTATCACATACTTTACAGTTTGTCCTTTTTCTGTAAAATATCCATAATTGATTCTTTTTATCATATTTATACTTATCTGTTTCTGTTGATGGATTACAGTTTGAACACATACCAAATAAATTATTACTGCTAATATTATCCTTTTTAACCCAATACATCAACAAACATTTCTTACACTTATTTGCAACTTCATACAACTCCCATTTTCCTTTTACTAGTTTATATCTATTATTATTATCAGATGGATCTACTAACTTATCTTTTGTCTTTTTACCTGAACATCTGTTACATACCTTCTGTAGTGACTTGTATTTTACCCATAAATCTCTTTTACATCTTGTACATTTTATAATCATTTGAACCTTTTTCCATCCTGTATGAAAGTTCTTATCATCCAGTATTATATCATATCTATATTTTGTACCTTTGGGCTCTCTCTTATCTCTTAAACATTGTTCACAATATCGGATCTTGTTCCCTTTAGCTGTTTTCCTTAATATAACATTCTTATTATCAACATATTTTGAACAAAATTTACATAAACATATACACTTCTCACAATATCCATCTTTACTTATTATAGTTTCTGGCCAATTATCAAGCAACATCACTTTTTCACACCGTTTACATTTTACACAACATATATTGCAAAAATTAGTGCACTTTTTTTTAATAATACAAAATAAACATACGCTACAATCATTACATATAGGATTTTGTGATAATGTTCTATTTTTAAGAGAAGTTGCACTTGTATTACATATTGAACATAATATTGATGCCATATTTAGTATGTTTATATATAGAATTTTTTATATACCATAATAAGGGGAGTTTTTATAAATGTTTATCGTATAAAAATAAATATAGAATAGTTATATATTACAATGGAAGACGAATTTAATAATATCCTTACTCAAGCTGGTGGAAAAAGAAGAAGAAAATCAAAAGCAAAAAAACCAGCAAAAAAATCTAATAGAAGATCATCAAAAAAAGCAGGTAGAAAATCTAAAAGAAAATCATCAAAAAAAGCAGGTAGAAAATCTAAAAGAAAATCTAAAAGAAAATCATCAAAAAAAGCAGGTAAAAAATCTAAAAGAAAATCTAAAAGAAAATCCAAAGGTAAAAAATCTAAAAGAAAATCTAAAGGTAAAAAAAGAAGATCTAGAAAATAAATAGACTAATTAACTAAGTTTATTTGTCTAATTTTAACTGGAATAGCTGTAATTAGAAATAGCTATAAATTTATATTCAATCATATATGAATATATATGATTAAGTATGATTAAGTATACTAAGAAAATTTATTTATTTGTTTATCCATAGATCTTCCCGTTATTAATATCGGTTTATTCTTAACTATAACTGTAAATTTTATTCTTCCTATAACATAGTCCTCTTTCACACTTACAGGAATATATGGGACTAATAAATCCTTCCTTATGCATTCCTTTAAACCTAATCTAAATTTATTATCCCTATTATTATCTGTATTTAAGGGAAACCACATACCATTAAATATATTAAGTGTATGTCTTGATGCTTTTAATTTTAAATTGCATTTATGTCTGTGATCTCTTCTGTATATATTTACATAATCTGTCATTCTGTTTAATTTACCCGTACCAGAACACATAGTAATATCTATAGCATACACTTCATCTTCTAAAAATTCCTCTTCTGCCAATTTATATCCATACACTTCTTCATTATCTCTACACAAAATTAATTGATGAATATACTCATCTGAATCATCATTATAACCATCAATAATATTTCTACTTATTTGATATGATGTTGTTGGTGCTATACCCTCATCTCCTATTATTGGCAATGAACAATTATATTTCTTAGCAACCTTTTCCAAAATCTTTACAACATCTGTATTCTTATTTCCAGGTTTCATTATTTTTAATATTTCTTTACTTGCCTCTGAACATGCTATAGATACTCTTCCTTTATCAGATAATTTAGTTGGTTTGTCTGTTTCACCATCAATTATACATGTAAATACTTGCAATGCAGGATATCCATCAATATGAACACCTATTTCTATTTTTACTAGATCATTGTCTTTTAATACTACAGTATCATCACAAGTAGTAGTAAAATATCCACCAACATTATTTATATTTATACATGTGGGAAATGCTATTCCCTTGTGCTCTATTTTACTATACACTTTACTGACTTCATCAATTATAAACTGGTCACCTAATTTACATAAATCCATCACTCTTGAATTAGGTTTTGCTGATGATACTAACATATTTATAGCCTTGCTTGCAATATGACCAGCAGTCCTATATTTATTTATATTTGCATCATTTAATTGTAATTGTGGATCAGATAAGTCCATATGTATAAAATGTATAAATTAATCTGTCTTATCATCTTTTATGTGCTTTTGAAGGATTTGTTTATGGTTTGTAAGTATTTGTGATACAGTATCATAAGATATGTCTACAATTCCATCCAATTTTTCATTCATATATGATTTATATGCATCTATAGTATTTATATATTCATCTAATACATTGCCGTACTTTTTATACACAATTTTTACTGTCCTATCATACATATTATTAATATTATTATCAGATCTATTCATCCATATTAATGCACATATCCTTACAAATTGATATAAAAATCCAAATGGCATCATACTAGATAACATGTTCAATATATAATCAATATTAATAATACACATCAACATAATCCACATTTTTGTTGTATTTTCACCATCATTCTCTATCGCAACAACTGATTTTGATATAACATATATCAATGTTATAATATTAAGTATTATATACTGTAAAATTCCATAATATACTAATATCCCACATAATATACCTATCGATGGCTTTATAATTTTTGTAAGGCTTATATCTATATCCATATATATCATAAATAAATATAATTATGATATATGTAAAACATATCAATTTTTATTCAGTCTCATATATATTATATGAGTAAGACCGTTTAATAGCGGAATTCTTAATGCCATAATAATAAGAGATTTAAAATTCCTTGTTGATAATTCAAATGATTTCTTAAATGCATCCATAAAAGATATATTGTTCCTTATATCTTGTCTGTATAATCTTACACAGTTAAATGGATAACTAATTAAAACACTTGTCATACCAGATATCATAGTACAACATAATTTATTCATATTGCTATTATTGTACAAATATGTAAACAGTGGGAAATATACTGTAGAATATGTTAAATCTCTTAAAAATATAGATAATCCACCATTATAAAAACCCCTTAATTTATATTTATTATAAATTTGCTTACATGCATTAGCAGTAGTTATTCTGTTATATGATACTTGAAGAGGTACCTTAATGGCATTTATTGGGTTAGCTATAGTTCCTAATACAACTCCTGCACAAATACCAGAATATATTGATGATATTGCTTTACTATATCCTAATCTTATAAATATGTCATTTACCACATCTTGAACAGAAAATAATGCAATACCCTTTATCCCCGTAGATATAATATTAAATGTTACTCCATTATATAATGATTTTATGCCCAATTTTTGAGGCTTGTTGTTAAGCAGTAATCTATACCAATAAGTATCTGTAGGATGGGCTATAACACATACAGCAGATCCTGATATCATACCATTTCTTAACTTGTTCATAATCTACTATCTTATCAATGTATATAATTATATAATTATAATATAGTATAATGTATGTAATTTATACTGTTAAAATATCAATTTTTTGCCTATTAATCTGTATATTTCAAAAATAAAAATTGATTATTATAATGTATAACATTACAACTAATTATAAATAACTATTACAATAAATATGATATGTCGGAAGTTTGACTGCCTAAATACAAGTTATAATGGATTTTGTTTTTCCCATCAGAAAATATGTATAGTTGAAAATTGTGAGAAAAAATGTGTAGATGGATTTACATATTGTGAAGATCATCAGTGTAAAGGATGTTCAAATTACACGATAGATACCTTTTGTGATACATGCCAAAAGAATGGTCCTATATATAATAGGTGTAACCATAGTAAATGTTTCAACATTATTGACAAATCTGTTAAATATTGCAACGAAGATATATGTATGTATCATAATTGTGATGAACAGGTAGATATATACAAATATTGCAAAAATCATACCGATAATTTAGCAATTGTAAATACTATCAAAAAGTATGTAATGTACGTAGATATTGATAAAATAGATATTGAAAACATAGATATTGAAAACATAGATCCTGATATTATCACAGATTCTGTTGTTTATGTACAAACTGAATATATACCCAATATAACAGATAGAAAGTGTATATATTGGGGGATTATTTATGGTGATAAATGTATCGCAGATAATTGTGAAAAAACTGCTATTTATAACTCTACTTATTGTGTTTACCATACATGTCCAAAATGTAATGATTATAAAGATATACAACAAGAAGCATGTCCACAAGATATATGTCAATTTGTTAATTGTGAATCTGTTAGATGGGATGGAGAATACTGCTTTAAGCATTCATGCCTAGTTTGCAATGGTCCTTGTAGTTATTCTAAAATTTGTACAATATGTAATAGGTGTGATTGTGATATAGGAAAGTTAGGTATTACAGAAAAAATAAAACATGGATATTATGACGATATAACATGTATAGAAAAATATCACATGTACCAATACGATGGATGTAATGCATGTATTTGTAAAAGATGTAGGTGTAATAGAGGCAACATATATTCCAAAGATTTTAGTGTAACAGTGGAAAATATAACCATAAAAAATATTGTAAATGATTGTATTAGATTATGTGATAAATGTGCAGAACTGTATCCTGTTAAGAAAATATATGAAAAATATCCAAACACAGTCACTCATAAATCTTTCCATCAAGTATCTCGACTCTATCCTAAACATTTTAATTGGTGCAAAATATGTGGAAGAAAAGAAAATATAGTGGATGATATTTGTCCTTATTGTAAATTATGCGAGTGTTCATTTGGAAAAGCAGGAATACTATATGTCTCAACTTCAGATAAATTAGATAAGTCATGTAAGAAGTATTGTATATGTACAATTCCTGTAATGTATGATTCTTGTATCTCATGCAAGTGTATCATGTGCAATAATAATGGAGAAATATATGTTCCATATTATGCCAAATATATAAAACAAGACCAAATGTATATATTGTTAGACAATATGTGTGTATTATGTGATAGTCATTATAGTGATATATTTATTAGTATTAATGACGTTCAAATTGATATATAGGTTACTGTTTGACTAGACATTCTATTTTATTACAGCTATTCCAATTAAAATTGGACAATATTATTT